GTTCTTTATTTATTCTAAATTTACTCCAATATTCTTTATCTTTTGTACTGAAGTATCTTCTTTTTATTGATATTATTTTACTATTATTTTCGTATTCTGTTTGAATTAGTTTACCTTTATTAGAACTTACTAATTGTTTTTTGGAAATTACTTCTTCATATACTTTGTGAAGTGCTTGAATATAAGTAATATTAAATAGTTTAGCAACAAACATTATACAATCACCGGACCATCCTGTTGCTAAATCTTTAAACATTAACTTACCATTCTTTATACTTTTAAAAATACCAAAAGAAGGATGAATATCTTCTCTAAATGGTGAAGACATTATTTTACCAATATCAAACTTATTACCTATATATCGTAAATATATATCATATTCAGTAGTAAATAAAAGAATATTATCCAAGGTAGGATCTAATAAATATAGGGGCCCATTACTGAGCCCCTGTTTTTATTTATTAGAAAGGTAAATTCTCTGTAGTGCCTGTATTACTAGGACTTTTTAAATCACTAGTAAGAACACTGATAGGATCAATAGTAGGAGTTTCAACATCTGGTTTAACTTCTCTACTCATCTTATCTAATGACAGTATTTTAATCTTGGATTTTTCTTTAGGAATATCCATAGATTCAATAAATTGAAACTTAGTATAACTAGGTAATGAAGTATATTTACCAGAGTAAACAACTTTTATACGTACTCTTTTACCTTCATAACGTTTACCAAGTACTCGTACTACACTTTCTGCAAATTCTTTAAATGAACGTGCTACAAACACAAATTCACTTTCAGGAACAAACTTAGTTACAATTTGTTTAATTCGCTTCATCTGGTTTATTACAGCAGACTCAAGCTTTTGAGCTTCTAAGTTGGCAGATGGTTTCCACTCTGTATGTGAAAGCTGTTCACCAGTTTCATTTACAAAGTAAAACGCGAGAAATTCATTTCCCTTATCTGTAATACCATATTCAACATTTGTCATTTTTACATTCTCATGAATACCAACATCCATGAATGAACTTTCTGAACCTTCAGATTGTAATTCTTTAGTTACATTATAAATCAAATCACTCATTTTTCTATCTCGTTAATGCAACTCGCCGAGAGATTTGATACATTTGTTATATTTGTTAAATAGAATTGCTATGTTAATAATTAATTATTTAAAGCTTGCCTAACTGCTGATAACAGCAGATTAGCATCATTAGGTATGTATTCTACATTACCTAATTGTTCTACAATAAACGGTGGTGTTTTACTACTATCTTTACCATCAGAATTTAAATATAGTACATATTCTTTCTTTCCATCTACTATTTTAACTCCTGCATAATTTACAACAGTAAAATCTTTTTCAATTCCTACTTTATTCCACTCGTTTCCTTTTACTGCTATTCGTCTTTCAGCAATACCCTCATCGGTATTAACCATATCTGCATGTGCAGTTACAAACAGATCTTTTGGATAGCGTTTAACAATAAATAAAAACTTTCCGATTTCTGTGTTATAATCAGTCCACACATCGAATCCTCGTTTTGTTTCTTTCATTGTTTTTAATACACTATCAATATACCCAGAAAAGCTGTCAAATACTACTTCTGTTATCTCTGGAATTTTTGCAAACTCAACTAGCTTATTATAGGCATCTTGCCATATCATAGGTGCAGCATAATGCTTAAACTTATTGATAAAAGGCAAAGGTTTTCCTTCCATGTTAATAAAACCACATGTTTCTGGATTCATATTTCTGAAACTCATAGTTTTACCACGACCAGAAGAACCTACTATAGCAAATTGGTACGCCTGCATATTTTTAAATTAAAATAAAAGAGCTACATACTATTGTTTAATACGTAGCCCTTTTAAGGTTACATATTATGACAACTGTAAGTATTTCTTACCAAATAAGTCTTTACAAACTTCGTATCTCACGTCGTTGATAAATACAAATCTGGAATTAGTGTTGATAGTACGATAAATATCGTAAATCTCATAACCAATCTTTACGTATGTTGTAAAAATAGATACTTTACCACCAAGGGTATTGACTGTTTGTCCGTCTTTTACAATAAATGGTAACGCAATACTGTCCATATATTGTTTTAAAAGACAACCACAGCAAACTAAAGGTTTAGGTAATACAACTTCTTGTTTTACTACTTCATCAAGTTTATTCATAATTTCAAACCAATCTTCAACCAGTTTAAAAACCGGTAAATTCTTGGGAGAAGAATCAAACTTTTTCCGATCAATATACTCAAGGGAAACTTCGTTTTTATTTTCACGTTTTACTACAAGAAGATCACCATATTCCAAACGGTTAATTTCGTTAGGATTTAAACCACGTTCTGCTGCTTCATACGATAAAGCACGGATATATGCAATACCACGGTCATTAATGTCAATAATAAAATCCTTGTTTTTCTTTACTGGTTTTATAGCTTTTTCAGCTACCATAAGATTCAATGCATCAATTAAAATATTTGTCATGTTATTTATTTTTTGGAATTAAATAAATTAGGTGTGTCTGTAAATGGATTATACTCTTCAATATTATTATATTTTAAATCGTTTTTAAAACTTAAAATTTTAGGTTCACCTTCTCTACATTTTAGAAAATGCGCGTATAGCATATCTTTAACAGGCCAGTTTTTGATACCATATACTGTTAAACCTAATATTTCAGGACGATGTAAAACAATAACATAATCACTTGATTGAAAAATACTATCACTTCCAAACAAATCTTTTCTTAAAGGAAAATGGAGCGCGGAATTCAATATTCTATCTTTATCTTCTATATCTCTATTCATTTGAGATACTTGGATGATAGATGTCTTCCCAAGCTTCTTGACTTCTATGAACATCTTTTGCAGATTATAGATCGTCTCACGCTCTCTATCAGTAGCACTACCTTTTGTTAATAATACGTGGTCAAGCATAATAACTAACCACTTATTTTTAACATTTGGTAATTCCCTGAACGCTTTAATTGTATTATAAATTTCATCTATACTACCCGGTGTATCAACATAATATATCGGGTATTTTTTTACTTCCTCAGCTACAGATCTGACAGTGTCATAATCCATATCTGATAATCCACTAGTTTTATCGTCTGATAAGTTACCAGAGTATAACTCTGATGCTGTTTTACGTAGTTTGTAAGACAGTTTTCGCTTACCACTACAGTTTTCACTGTCAATAATAAAGTTCTTTTTGTCTTGGGTTATATCGTAGTTAATATTAAACTTGAACTTTACCCCAACTGAAATTATTGTTTGTGGTCTGGACTATATCTTAATAATTTGATGCAACCTAGCCTTTTTTTATTGTCGTTACTTATCTACTATGATAAGAGCAAGGTTATACTCTGGCAAATCATCTTCCTGCATCTAGTCTCTACGGCTGAATCTAATAATAAGTCACTTAGAATATAAATTAATACGTTCTTATTTCATCTAAGCTTGTTAATGTGGTTTATAACTTTTACACCTGTTAGAAAACTTATTGTTAGCCTATGCCTCGGTATTAGCTTATTAATTAATTACTAAGGATGATCAACTCCGCATCAAATTAATTAACTTAGCGTTCACCGATATTCAGGAATTTATAACGTCGGCCATTTCGTTAACCGACTTGTTTACTACTTAACATTTCAAAACTAAAACTTAAAACGATAAAATCTAAATTTGGATTTAGATCAAATAAGTCAGTTTCAAGTGTATTAACAAATGCACTTTTACCACTACCTGAAATACCAGCTACTGTGGTTATTGTATTGGGTTCTATTCCACCCATCATAGTAGCATTAAATTTCATCCAACGAGTTCGTAAAGATCTGGCAATTCCTTTTCGTCTATTGTCAATATAGTTAACTATTTCGTCAGTTGGGTGTGATATATGCTTTATTGGTAAAGTTTTATTCGAGGTTTGTTCCATATCCTAAATCGTCTACTTCAGCGTTTGTAGAAATAGAACTCATTTCTCCGAGTCTATTTTCATATGATTTCCATTCTTCAGTAGCGAGCCATTTTGGCAACCGTTTCATGTATTGCATCTTTCCTTCTTTTCTGCGTAATGCAACTTCAAATAATAAACAGTCTGTAATATGCTTATGTAATAATTTATCTTTCTTTACTATTGAATTATAAATCTTTCTCGACCCCGGTAAGTCTACACGTAAATAATCTTTTGTTCCGTCTGGTCGTACTGTATACTCTGGGTAATTTAGTACAAATTCATCAAAAGCTTCGTCTTTTATAACTAACCTGATGAATGAAGGATCGACAGTTATTTTACTGAAATCATACTCACCTTCCGGGTTGGTATTTTTAATAAAACCTTTTTTGACTAGTTTCTTAAGATCACGGCTTAATTCGCTTGTGGGAAAGTGAGACTCTTCGAGTAACACAGTCAAGACGTTAAACTTTTTATTAAGAATAAGTACACCAATCATGAACTGGTTTGGCGTTATGCCATTGCTTATCAGCAATTCAGAATCAATATTAACTAACATATTATAAATTAAATGCTCGCTAATTAGTCTGATAAATCTGATAATTTTGTTAACTTGTATCATTGTATTTCATGGTCCGGTAAGTTTAATTTTGTTTACTGGCGAAAAACATAGTTTTTCGATTTGTTAATGATTAAATCTTTCTGATCTTCACTTAAACCGTACTTTTTAATTAATTTTGTAGAAAATTTATCAAGTTTAATTTTATTTTTTAAAGGGTGTTTCCAACTGATTATTTGTTCAGTTGAAATAGGTGCTATATGTAACAATAAATCAGATACTTCATATGCAACTAAATCTGGTAATTCTTGAATATATCTACCTATTTTATCATACCCAGTTTTACCACGCCTTAAATCTCTTACTATATCTAATAAAAGAGTCAATTCTTGGTTTGTTGGTTGTTCATGTATATGAATTGAAACATCTCCGTTTTCAAAAGATATAAATGAATCACCTGTATATATAATACGTTCGTCTGGTAAAGTTGGTATGATTTTTTCAATGTTTTCTAACGTAATATGTTTCACAATCTTATTTTTTAAAAAAACTAATAATGGAAATACATATTATTAAAAGTCCTAATAATGTGTGATTATAATGAATTAACACACAACCAAGTGTAAATATAGGACATAATAATGCTCCAATTATACAAATAATTTCATTCATAATACATGTTTTATATTAATGTGCCCAATGGTTTTGAATATTAGGTTCTGCTGGAATAGGTAACTTAGTTAAATAAAAACTAGCTGCTTTTTCCATACATTCTTTTTGTTTTTTTGACCATAAATTGATTTTATCAATGTCTGCTTCAATTACAAGTTCATCGTGAATAACATTTACCATTTTAACAGACGCAT